CTATTATACTATCTGTCTTAGAGTTAGTATTTGTTAGTTGATCTTGAGTTACATAAACTTTTGCAATAGATCCAAATTTGGAAGGAAGTGCTAAAGCTCGAACTGTATAGTCCTGTAGTGTAACTGCTCTGCTTTGCTCGTTAAAAGCTCTCATTGTATTCTGCCTTAACTCTTCAACTGTATCTCCATCTCTTCCTCCTGAAGCTGCTTCAGGGTTGTTGAATGTAAGAGAGTTGGTAGGGTCTGTAAAAGCTCCTCCAAAACCCACTAACGTATTTAAACTATTTGCAGGAATATTTGCTGTAACTCCTCCTCCTGTTAGGTACTTTATTTCTAATACGGTGTTTGATGGAGCTGATCCGTAAGCTTTTGTTGATAGAAAGTTGGAGGGATCATATGCATAGTCTATTCTACTTAATCCTTGATTACTTCCTATACCCACATTGGTAGGGTCTGGGGTGATTATTGTGTCCTCCTCTCCTGTTATTCCTGCTCCAAATTGTATTTGAAGTTCTCCTGTGGAGGTAAATCTAGTTACAAATCTTCTAGGTACTCTTTCCAGTGTTAGACTATAAGGTACTTTATCTGCATCAACCCCTACATTAGGTTCTTCAATGAACAGCGTGTCTTGTCCTAAAAAAGGTACTTCACGCCAAATAATATTACCGCTATTTTCTGTAATTGAAATAATGTCAATAATAGAAGTATCTTCTATTGTTATTGTTTTAAATCTTTCTGCTGAATCTATTGTTTGTGATGTAGTCTTTACTTCCCCTGAAATTGCTTTTACTACCTTAGTTAGTAGAAAAACTACAGGCTCTCCTGTTATCTGGTCTATCTCTTCTACTGCTATCTCTGTTGGATCGTAAGAACTAGAGAAAGAGAAATCTATTGCTTTTTCTATATAAAAATTTACCTGTCCTGCATTTGTAGATTTTAATCTAGTGTTTGCAGGAACTCTTAAGGCTTGGGTCCAGTCTGGTTCTCCATCTGGGGTTGCACTTACTAGTTGTGTTACTTCCACGTCTACTTCTGCTACTGTTGTAGTTTTTGGACGATACCCCATGGTGTATGCCAGGTTATATAGGTTGGCTGGGTTTTTAGCGTGTTGTAGGTATGTTTCTTGTAGTTGTGTGTCTTGATAGAATGATAAGACGTCTCCTACATAGGCGGCCATCTCAATAAACATCATACCTGGTGATGTAGGGGTGAAGTCGTTATAAGAGTCTGGGAAATAGTTTTTGGCGTACTCGATTAGCTGAGCTCTAAAGTCTCCAAAGTCTTTATTTACGTATTTTATATCTCTATCTTGAGCCATTACTGTTGAAAGTTTATTAATAAATTATCTTGAATATTTGTTTGCATTACGTAGTATTCAAGATATACTGATACTGTATGTGCATCTTGGTCTTCTAATACCTGTAGTTGCTTAATTGTAACTTCAGGAAACCAATCAGATAGTCCCTTCCTAATTGTATACTCTATCTGCTCTTTTACATCTTGTGTAAATTGTTCAAACAAGTAAGCTCTTATTTTTACTCCAAAATTAGGATTAAAAACTCTTTCTCCTTGATCTGTTAGTATAAAGTTTATTAAGTTAGATTTTAGAGCTTCTTGTGTTGTATAGGTAGAGGTAAATACCTCTTTGGCGGAAAAAGGTAGAGAGACCCCTACTGCTTTCCTAGGCTGTAAATCTAAAGGATGTATCTTTTTTACTTGAAATGCCATTATGCTCCGAATCTTTGTCTATCCTTTTCTACTGATGCTTTATAAACTTCTCCAGCTTTCATCATAAAGTCAAACTGGGTAATATCTAATCCTGGTTCTGGTCCTTGTCTAAATTGCTCTATTGGATTCATTCCCAATCCTGGAGCCTGTACCATATCTGATGTTGCACTTACTAGGTTCTGGTATTCACCTTGAGTCATTGAGTACTTTGTCTCATTCATTAAATCTGCTATAGGGTCCCCTGTAGGAACTGGTCTTGCTACTGTTGGTTTATAGTTTTCGTACTTTGTTACAGTTTGTTTTGGTGTTTGAGCTGGTTTTATATCTTCTGAAAGAATTTTACTTAGTTCTTCTCGAACAGCTTCCCTTACTGCTTCTTTAATTAGTTTTGTTAATAAGTCTAACTTCATATTAATAAATAGTTATGTTATTGTAATTGATCTATTCTAAATCTAAGCTCATCTATTAGTATCTGTGTTGATGAACTGAATGAGGATGGTCCTCTGAGTACGATAACTCCTTGACTGTTTTTTGCTATTGCATAGTTTTTAGGGGCTATTTTAGGTGCTTCGGGGTCTGATACTATTGATATTTCATATCCTCCATAATAAACTTTTTCTGTTATAGGTGCCCGATCTGCTATTACTTCCTGCTGCCCTGTGCTAAAACCTATTTGAGCTATATCACCGGCAGCAACATTTGCATTCACCTCTGATGCATTTATATTACCTTGTCCTAGTTGCAGTGCACCTATCCCTAATTGGTCGGTTTCTGTTTGACTTACCCCTATCTCTCCTAAATCTGCTCCTGCTTGAGTTACTTCAGCCGACACCTGCTCTACTGCTTGAGCTGTAACTTCTGCTATAATATCGTCTATAGGTAATGCTCCCTCTACTCCTACGTACTTATCTATATTTTCATCAAAAAAAGTATCAATTAACGTGTCTACTGCCTCTTCACTTTGTTGAACGACTGTCGGTGGATTATTTAGTGGTCCTGTAAATGCTATATTTGACAAGTCTGCCCCCTGTCTAGCTTCTTCTAGGGAACATTCTTGTATAGAAATATCTATACTTCTTAGCTTATCTTCTAATACCTGTAGAGGTGCTGCTATTGAAGAGATTATTGCTGTTATGGCTACCGCTTCATCTGTTAACTTATCTAAAAGCTTATAGAGTTTAATCAAACCTTCACTGTACTTCGTCAGTACACTTACAGGGATACCTATACCCCCTACCTGTGGAGGAATTATCGCTGTAGGTAGGGGAATTGATGTAATAATTTTTATAATAATCTTAATAGTGGTTACTGTTATTAAGATTGCTTTTGCAATATTGGCTAGTTTTTGAACTCTTGTTCTAAAGCTTGTGATTTGTTTTAAGAGTGTATTTCGGATTCGAATTATCTTTGCTAGTTCTCTTTGATTTGGACATCCAGTGGTAAATTGTTTAAGTATTTCTGTAACTTTTTTCTGTACCTGTAATACTATTATTGCACGAACTGTACCTATTTGAGAAGCTACTAATGCTGCTATACCCCCCTTCACCATTGCTGCACTAACCTTAGTAGCTCTTAACTTCCTAGCTGTTTGTTGTAGTTGTTTTGCTCGCTTTTTAGTTAACTCAATCTTAGCTTGTGCTTTTGCAACTTTTCTCTTCAGGTCTATTAACTTCTCCTGAGCTTCTCTAGCCTTTGCTATGCTAGCTTCTACTTTGGCTTTAAGCGCCTCTGCTTTTTCTACCTCTCCCGCCATTACTCTGTATATACTTTAGTTGATAAAAGCCCCTGTAGTTCTAACCTTAACTCGTTTACCACTCCTATCACTTGCGGTGCTACTGACATTAGTTGCGGTATTGGACCTCCACTGACCGCTGCTGCGCTTTGCATTGCTGTACCGATATCTCCTAACGTATCTATTAATTTTTCTAGCCAACTTTCTAATTGGGCTCCTAGCACTACTGGCTCCTGCCCTGAGGATTTTCTTGCTCCGCTTCCTAGGTATATTTTCTTTGAGTCTACACAGAAAAAAGTTGTTGCGTCTATATTTACACTATCTGCGTTAATTCCTACTGATTCTTTAGCAGATAAGAAGATAGCTTCTTCTTTTGCATTAAAAAAAAGTCTTCCTCCGTTTAGTACTACCTGGTTACCTATATATTGATTAGCTGCTATAGGAGCTACGTTATATGAATCTTGTTTGGTATTTGCTGGTGTAAGTTTAACTTGATGATCTGATACAAAGTACATTGAGTTAGGATCTTCATTTATATTTTCTATAATGTGATCTATACCGCTTTCTGTCTTTATTTGCCCGTTACTTAGTATTATATAGGGTTTTCCATTATTACTTTTACTTGTTAATGGGCTTTGCTCTGAGGTGTATCCTCCCAGTCTGATAGACTGTCCCTGTCTTCCTTCTATTAAATAATCTCCAGGAAATGGATAAAGTGGGTTTATATCCCCTAATTCAATTGCATCTTCTCCTAATACTTTTTTAATATCATACCCCGGATCAGGCATAGCGTTGTGGTTTGAAGATCCCCAGAGATTTACCACTTCTCCGTAGTACATCTGTTTTTGATTAGAGTTTTTACTGACGTCTGCTGTAGGGCTTTGGTGTAGTATTACTACCTCGTTTTTAAGTGGTAAATGTTTTGTGATAGAACTAAGCGGTAATGCACTTTCTACTGTAGTATTTACGCTTCTATTAGCCCCTACACTTCTATAGGTAATCGCTCCAATAGGTAATGCTTTCCCGTTTTTATCTAAAATAACCTTACTCTTACTTAAGACCACATCTACAACTCTTCCATAAAGAGCTCCTTCCGACTTCTTACCACTTTGCTGTAAGGACGGTTTACCTGCAGATGCTACTTTATTTCCTAGGTTATAACTATATGCCATTACTCGTCTTTTTTATCTAACTGCTTACCTAACTCTTCACTTTGCTCCATCAGTTTAGCTAACTCTTCTGGGTTGAAGAAATCTACTTCAGATCCCTTTGCTCCCCCTTCTAACCTCTGTACTAAAGCTACCATTTTGATGAGATGTTCATCATTCTTTACTCCTACCTCTAAATATTCTTTAATCATAGGTACAACAAGAGTTGCATCTCCTATATTTTCTACAAGAGGTTTAAGTTCCCCAATAAGTGCATTAATTTGCTTGTCTTTACTTCGAGAATTATCGTAAATTTCCTTTAAAACATCTGAAACAGTCTTTTTCCCGAATATCGTTGTCTCTAATCCCATGGTCTATTTATTATATAAATATCTGAAGATATGTTATTGAATGGAGAATCCTGCTTCTTGGTAAGATTTATGTATTCTATAAAATTCTTCCTTAAGTTTTGAAATTACTCTGGTGAGTGTAGGGGTTTCACAGTCGGTCATCTCTCTTATATAAATGTATAGGGCTTTCTTTCTAAAAATTTCTAAATCATGACGTGTTCTAAATAGGGTAAGTATAGCGTCTGCTACCTTTTGATCTTGTTCTTTAGGGAAGAGGTTGTCTATACTACTGTAACTATTTTCTACAAAAAGATTTACTACCTCTACAAGGGTTACTTTTCTTCCTAAATTATTTATACCATCTACCTCGTAAGAATCTTCCATTTCTTCAAAAGATCCTACTTGTTTTAGTTTTTTATAGTTACGGTTATTGTAATTAATGAGCCATCTCTTAACTATTGTTTGAAAATAGGAAAAAGCCTTGGCGCCATTTGTAGCGTCAAACCTATGTAGTTTCTCCTCAACAAGCATACTTACTACATCTAACTTTAAATCTTCAATACTATCTACATCTAGGTAGTAAAATTTAAAGGTGTGTATGATATTCTCAGCTAGTTTATAAAGTGGGTGGTATATCTCTTTTTTAAATACCTCGTCTCTAAAAATAGGGTCAGAGGATGCGTTATATCTTACGATTGCATCCTCTGTTCCTTGTGTAAAGTAGTAATTGTCTTTATTTGGTGGTTTTGCCATAGTCTTCTGGGAGACGGTAAGCATTTATTGTTTCTTGTATTTCTTTCATAAAATTGAAGAAAACTCCAACTTCATCATCAGACCTAAATGCACCTTTCTCATCTAATTGTTCAACATAAATTTTTGATTCCTGTATAAGGTACGAAACATTTCTTAAGTAACCTACTTGGTATTCCAAGATCTCTTCTTGCTTAATTACCTTACGGTTCAGGTTAAAGACTATATAACCTAACGCTAAAACTACTATACCTAATACCCCTGCTAAAATCTCCATCTTATATATTTTTTACTAAATTCATTAATCCTTCAGAAGCATTAACTGTTCTCCCTGTACTTGCTTTTGTTTTTTCTGCTTTATTCTCTGTTGAACCTCCTGAGATTTTCCAAGTATCGTACTCTATCTTAGATGCCAGAAAGTCTGCATTATGAAGGATATAAACTAAATTAGTTTTAAATTTAGCATCTGGACTGAAAGACATATAGTAAGGCTTATTTACATCATCATACAGTCCATCATGTAATTTGATAGCTAAAAACTCTCTTTCTGTTAAAGCTATTCCATATTGCTGGAGAGTAAAAAGAGATCTATCTTGAATAAGCATGAAAGTTAAATCCTTATTGGGGGTGTACATTTCATTTAATTTATCCTGTCTCCACTTATCTGTTTGCTGGATGTAGTTAGGTTTTCCTTTTGAACCTATCTTCCCCAGGTCATGATTAAGGGCGGCAAAAACCAGCTCTTCATCTGTAAAATCTATAGAAGTACCCATTTCCTCCCACAGTTGCTTGGTCTTTAAAGCGCAATGAACAACACGGTTAACATGGTCAATATATCCTCCAGGGAAAGCATTATGGTAGAAAGTCTTACCCGAGGCAGGAGCCAGGATCATCTCTTCAGACAGGTCAAGATAAAGAGATTTTAATTTATCTTTACGATCACCTGTTATAAAAGTATCTACAATTTTGAGATGTTTATCCCAATTCTTCTCTATTTGCTCTGCAGAAAGATTCATTAGTCTTGATATTCTGTATTAAGAAGAGTTCTTAGATCCCCTATTTTTTCCAACAAAACCCCTACTAATTCATAAGCCTCATCCAATTCATTTTTATGAATATTATAACCCACTCTCTTCACTTCTGCTTCGAATCTTTCTAATTTTTGTTCGAATAAATCTTTATTTCTCATTTTAATTTATTTTAATTTATTAATGTTTTTTCTTTCTTTATCTCTTTTTCTTTCAAGACTTGTCTAAGGTATGAAGAATTTTTTTGGGAAACAACTCCTGTAACCCTAGTGACGATTTCCCGCGCAAGTTCTATATATATTTCTAGTAGGTAATAGGAT